TCATAAGTACACCAAACCACCCCACATAGAGGCGGTTATCGGTACTTGTAGTCCAGTCACAGAAACGCTGCCAATTGGTATCTGGTTTAGTTAATGTGGCTGTTGACATTTATTTATTTAGAATGAGTATTTAACTCCTAGTTTAGAGCCGTAGGAATTATCGGCATCACCTTCCGCTGTAAGGAAGGATACTTCTCCATAAATATCTAGCTTATCAGTTGCACTAACTGATCCGCCAGCTTTACCAGAGAATTGAGTGTCGCCATCTACAGCGTCACCATTGATGAATGCAGGTCCACCTTGAATGTAGTATCCAAGCTGTCCAATATCACCTTCCCAACCTACGTGTGCATCTGTAGTACGTGAAGTAAAATCAGATCCAGTATAGGATGAGTTAGCTTCTACATTAACATAAGGTCCAGCTATTGCAGGAGCTGTTAATACAGAAGCTGCTAAAGTAAGTGCAAGTTTTTTCATTTAAAAGATTCCAGGGATAATTTGTCCAGTGAATAAATAAGAACCGAGGGCAGCAATGATACCAATCATAGCTAGCTGACCATTGACACGCTCTGCGTTTTGAAAGTAGTCTACGTCAAGTACTTGTGTCTGTGGCTCGGTAGCAAATCTGTTTTGTCTTCCACCTGCTTCAGTTGTAGTTGTCATTGATAATTAAAATAAAGAACGAGGCCGAGGATGATAGGTCAGGTCGGCACATGTTCTCTAAACATCATTGATTTCTTTTTTATTACCTGAAAACTTATTATAAGCTAACTTAGGTTTAGGCTTAGGTGTAGGTGGTGGTGGGACCCAATCAGGATGGGACGGTCCCCATGGTCTATATGGAGCGTCTTCTTTGTTAGGTTCTTTTCCTGGCATAATTAAGGTCTTGTATTTAGTGAAGAACTTGTTGGTGTTCTATCACCTGGTCTTGTTTTCCCATCCGGCGTGAATGGGTTATATGGTTCTGCATTTACACTACCACTTTCAGTATTACCTGAGTTGATGTTAATAGATTTGGCACCTTTGCTGGCACCTGATTGGCCTTTGTAGCCTACTCCTTTTGGCATTGTTTTAAAATTGTAAGTTATCAGACCGTTCTAGTTTAGCGATAACATCCTGACGGTAAGCGGGATCGTTATCATATCTTCTATCACTCATAGCAGCAACTAATTCTTGCTGACTACGATAGACATCTTGTGTTTGTACTGGTGCTTTACCTGTTACCATAGTACCTTCAAACCCATTGGCTTCACGGTACTGTGATTTCAATCCATTAACTGCAAACTTAATAGCATCAATACTACCAGTGTTAATTATATTATCGAATGCATCTATGGATTGTTGGTCTAGGTTTTGACTAGCCCAGTTTACCATATCTGTATACGCTTTCTCGCCACCAGCATAGTTTTTAACTTCATTTACTGCGGCATCACTAATATCTGCTGATTTATCCAATAGGTCCCCCTGTGGTAGATTGTTTTGTACTTGCATGTATGCTTCAACGAGTTCTTTACTACTCATTGAACTAAATTTCTCTAATGTTTCAGGAGACAACTTACCATCATTATTATAGTATTCATCTGAAGCTGATGTAATTAATTCAGCCGCTGCAGTAGGTTGTGAAGCTTCTTCTGTTTCTTCAGTCGTTTCTTCGGACTCCACTTCTGTAGTGCTTTCGGACTCCCCAGCTTCTCCGCTATCCTTATTATCTTCTCCTCCAAGCTTCTTTTGAAGTTCAACATACGCCTTTTCTAATTCTTGTGCATCCTTATACTTACCAGCAAGCAGTTGATCTTGACTCTGTTCCAGAGCTTCTCCTACTTCAAGTGACTCTTGTTCTGCTGGGGTTAATGCATCTCCTTCTGTTACTGTATCAGTACCAGGATCATAAGTTAATGTTTCTGCCATAATTACTCAGGTGGTTGTTCCATTGCTTGTAGTGCTCCCCCAGCTAGGTTATTTGCTTGCTCCATAGCATCAGGGTTTTTACTTGGATCCATTAGAGGTGTACCTGCTAATTGACCCGCTTGATCTACCAATGATTGTTGTGTAGCTTGCTGTTGTGCAGCTTCCATTTCTTGTTGTAACTGTTCTGGTGTCTTAACTAAGTTAAGTACATCTATACCTTGTGCTGCTGCTAATCTCTTAATAGCTTCGTCAGGATTAATGTATTTCATTAATGCTTCTGGTCCTAATGTCTGAGCTATGAGAGTAACAAACATAGTAAGTGCTTCTCTATCTTGACCACGACCTAGTGCATTAACACCAGCTACAATCTTAGGTCTAACTAAATCCTTTGGTAGTTTAGGTAACTGATTAGTACGTTGTAATACTAATAGTGTACGCCGAAGATATGGTTCTAAGAATTCTACAGTAAGTAAACTGAATAGTCCACCTAATTGTTCATTCAATTCTTGTTGAGTCATACGAACTTCTTCGGCTGTAGTCCTTTCACTATGCCTTATGTTTAAGACAAGGAAAGCATCTAAGATTCGTGACTCTAATTGTTGTGCAAGTTGTGCAGCTGTAGCAAAGTCAGCAGTTTTACCTACCTGTACTACACCTACATCTTCAGGTCTACCCTGTATAATTGCACCATTACCAGCTTGACTTAAGGTTTGTGGTTTAGTAGTTGCACTAGGAGACACAAGGAATATTACCTTAGATGCCACCGCAGAGCCTTCTACAAGAGCCTGTGCCAAGCCGTTTAAACTTCTTAGGTCACCAATGAACTCTTCTACTCTACCACGTCCGTAATCCTCTCCATCAACTGTATTAAATCGAAGCACTAACCAAGGACTAGCATTCTTTGGTGCTGAACTACGGCTTTCAGGAATGATTTGATCATCAACTTCCTGATACCAGACCCAACGACCACTACTAGGATCTTGTTTAACGCATGTATACACTTCTGCGTCGTCTTCATCTGAGCCTTCTACTTTACTATTTGGATCATTAGGATAGGCTGGCTTAGGCTCAAGTCCCAACACTTTTCTACTAATGATTTCTTTTGTTACTATCTCTAGTATGTTACCGTTACCATCTCTATTGACAACGTATCTATTTAATGGGAAATGTTTTAATCCATCTTTACCCATAAATACGAGAGCATTACCTGAAACTATAAGATGTTTCAATGCTTGGTGGATGACAACTCTATCAGCAGAAGCTGCTATGTACTCCATCACCATCCTCTCCATCTTGGAGAAAGATAGGTCAAGTTCACTTCTCATCTCTGCATCTAACTCTTCTCCTAGCTTATCATCTCTAACTTGTAGTTTGAAGAAGCTAGTATTAGGAGGTAAAAGAGCAAGCATAAGCTTTGCTGCTAATGTAACTACAGCTTTAGCACCAACTGATTGCCATGGCTGTCGTAATGTTTGCTTACCTCCACGTTGTCTTAAATCTTTTTGTACTAGATAAGGTAAGGTAAGTTCAGAACACTCAACAGCTGTATCAAGGAACTGTGTACGTCCACTAGATAGTTTTGAGTATCTTTCTCTTGCCTTATACATTTAATCCTCCTTGTCCTGCTGATGCAGTAGTTTGTCCAGTATTTAAAGGTATTCTTAGGGCTTTAGTACCAACCTTTTTACCTGCAGCTGCTCCTCCTTCTTTCTTAGAGCTACCATATGATACACCTGACACATCATCCTCATCTACCAGTTCTTTTTTATCAGGTAGTCTGGATACCCTTGCTAAATCAGGGTTTCTAGGTTGGACTGGTGCTGGTGTAGCCATAGGTGTAGGAGGAGGAGTTCTACTTCTAAATACACACATGTTATTCTTCTAGTATTTGTTTTACATATGCAACGACACTGGCTTGACCAGCACGGTACATGATTGATTCCATTGATTCTTTAGGATGGATTGGTTCGTTCGGAAACTTAGTCTCTAAATCTTCAACTAGTTTCTCAAGACGCTCACTATGTATGTTAAGCGTACTTGGGTAGATTTGTGTTTGCATGTTCAAAGAAGGCTGGCATTCTTGCTCTCTGTGTCTCAGAAAATTCTGGGGCTTTACCCTCATACATTAAGCGATCACTAGCATCCAGCCAAAATTTTTTGTCCAAATATTTATCGGCAGTATTTATACCTAAAGGTTGTAAGACCCAATTGATAGTGGCCTTCCTAAGTTTATCCAAAGAAGGAGAAGGAGATAGACCCAACTCAGTACATACAAGGCTATTCGTTCCGACATGGATCTGCTCGTCCCTGGAGATATCGGCAGATACAGTGCGAAGAGGAGCATCCCCATTAAACCTAAACATAGGGAGTAGAACGAAGAAGATGGCTCGTTCTGCGACCAGAGCTTTGGTAATTGTATGGTCAGGATGTGCAATCCATGCATCTCTTATCCTTTTAGCCTCCAATTCCTCAACAGCGTCTTCCTTAATTCCATGTGCATCCACGATATATCCAAGGGCTTGGTCGTGTCTTTCCTCGTCTTTAACATTAGAGAGCAGAAGCTCCCTAGCATGATCGGGAACTTCTTTCTCAAGTGCTTCAGTAATGAATTCTCCCACAGGTAGCTCCATGTGACGTATTGCGAGTGCACGTCTAATAGCATCTTCTGATCCATCTTTAAATACTCCAGCGGTGGGTGTTACGGGGGACCACTTCCGCTTACGGTCCATTAATTTTTGATACGGTGTTTTTCTCATCATTCTTGACAATCACAGGTTATTGGCTCGTTTCCGAGTATATCCTGTAAGTAATCATCGACTTCACTTTGATCTAATGCTGCATACGCATCGGTCTTATCTTGTACGTCGCCCATTACTTGCAGGGAGTAGTAAAGGGAGGTTTGGGGTGAATCCAACCACTCTTCCACAAACTGTTCGTTGTAGGTTACTACATCACTCCAAGAGTTGAATGAGTATCCGTGAAGAAGTCCCGTATTATTAAACATTTTCATTGTTTCGTCGGCTACTTTTTTATAAGCATTCCAGCCAACTTCACTAGCGATTTCAACGTCGCCATAATCATAGTGTTGTACACCAAAAGTTCCACTGTCACGATCAACAGAGCGAGCTATTGGTGGTGCTATTTCAGGAGTACATGTGTACCCATCACGATCCTTACT